AATTAAAGTAGCTGTTCCACCAGTTGTATCAACTGATTGAGAATGTATCACTATAACTCCTGAAGTTGCCGCTGGTAAAGTTGTTACCTGAGCATTTGCCCCTGTGTAAGGGTTAACGTTAATACCTGCAACATATGTATTTGTACTTGCTGTAGCTTTTGCAGTTACTGTTTGACCCGTTAAAGTTGGCGCAATGTTTTTAGCAAATACTAAACCTGTAAGGGTACTTGCACTTGTAACATCTAAAGTTCCACCAATATCTAAAGTTCCACCAATTGAAGCATTATTAGAGTAAGTAGAGTTAGTAGTAATTGCACCAGTTGATGCTGCTTTTGTTATATCAGAGAATCCGTTTTCTGAACGAACGATCCCTGTAAATGTTGTTGATGCCATATTTATATTCCTCCTAGAATATTTAAATGTAGTCCCTAGGGGTTGTCGACTATACGCGTCTACATTTAAAGTTTATTTTTTTGTATAGTGGTAAAATTATATGTTATTTTTTAATAAAGTGCAAGAGATCCTACAGTAAAAGTGCGATTTCAGCGATGTAGCTTTTGGTCTAAGTAGCTACAGAAACTTGCGGAGCAACGCCTTCAACGTTATTCTGCCTGTGAGCGATTTCAGCTTCTTCAAGCTTAATTTCAGTAATGATTTGCTTGATTTTATCATCGAGCTTAACCATGTTAAGAGTATATCTATCTTCATTAATATGCTCTTGTTCCCACTTCAACTCCAAGGACCTTTTTGCTTTGTATAGGTCTTGTATCATAAACAACCTCCTCAAAAGTTATTCGATTTAGTCCCGGATCGTAACTATTTCCGAGAGATTCCCAATTTATACTCTTTTCTCCCAACTTGTCAAGGATTGATTTTTCAAGGGAAACAGGATTATCTTCAGACAAAACTTCAAATTTTGCATGATGATCATAGGCCCATATATTTACTAGGAATTTTTTCATTAGTTTTTCTTTCTATTAATTGAATGTGGCCGAAACATGTCCGGCCACAAAAAGTTTTATTGCTTACGCACCTTCTACACCGTAGATACCTCTATAGTCAGAAACTCCAAACGAGTATCTTTCTCTAGCTTTGTATCTAACGTTACCAGTATCAAAGTCACCTTCCATTGCAGTTGTCAATGGAGTTCTTGTGAACATTTTCATACCGTTTGGCACATCAGTGATAATGTAAAACGCATCAGTATCAGTTAAGAAATTATTTATTCTGTAACCTTGAGGAAGCATTCCCATAGACGCAATTGCGTTTATGTCATTATCAGCAGTAGCAGTTCTACCTTGAGACTTCATAAGTCTTTCAGCATTGAACTGATTAGCAGGTGGAACAATCATTTTGACTGCTTTCGCCGCTATTCTTAAACCTCTTTCATCAGTCATAGCAGAGATATCAATCATTGCTTGTTCTAACGAAGTTTCGTTTAAGTCTGCTTGCGTTGCAAGTGTATTACTAACATTTTTCCCACTGACAGTTGTGTGTGCAGTGTTAAATAGTGATACGGCATCGCCTGATTTGAACGTAGCTACACTTGGTAGACCATTGTTCAAAGGAGCTGCTGCTTTTACTTGTTTCGCATTTGACATAGATCTAGCTAGAGCTTTTGTGTATCTAGAAGAGATTCTATCGTAAAGATTATCTTCGATAGCTTCTTCCGTGATAGCAAATGCTAAAGCCATTGTCTCATGGTTGTAACGTGCTGTAAAAGTTTCTTGTGCATCATCATATGATACTCCAGAACCTTCACCTTTTACTTGTGCGTTCGCGAATCCAGATAACATTACTTCCTCTTCGAAAGCTCTGTCACTTGATTCATTAGTATAAATTTCAGCGTGCTGATTATCATACCTATTATATTCCAGGCCGAATAGTGCATTCAATCCTGGCTCTAACTCTTTTACGAGTTGTGCTCTTGATATAGCCATATTTTATACTCCTATATTCCTGTTGCCAAAGATCCAACTTTGTATTGGTGCAGATTTATTAATACTACCATTGAGCATTTTGCTGCAGTTTGATCTTGGTTTTCGATATCTTCAGCGATTCTGACCGTTCTCAATTGTTTAGCAGTTGTTGCCGCAGTTGAGATGCCCAGCATAACGCTTGATCTACCTGTTAGTGTTGAACCAGCTACTGATGTAGTGGCGTACGTCAATCCAATTTTAGATTTTCTTAATGCAAGTGAACTACCTAAAGTAGCATCAGATGCAATAATATATTCTTGGTTTGGGTTGTCGTATACAAAGGCTGTTACGTCTTCGCTATTTGCAGGAGTTGTCGATGCAGGGTAAAAGTTACTGAACGTTGGTTTTAAAGTTCCAGCTGCTGTGAAAAACACACCACCTAGAGTTCCAACCGCCGCAGTACCAGCACCCGCTGTTACGATGTATCCACCAGTAGATGCAGAAATATCTACCTTTACTGGCTCTCCGTTAAAAATAGCATTAGATTCAGCAGCGTCTATTTCGTATTTAGACATTCCATGAGTTGATGGTGTATTACCAGCAACCATTGAAGGAATTAGTCCAAATCCGGCTTCATTTCTATTTGCCATAGTTGTTGTCTCCTTATATGTACCTGCCCCTAGAGGCCTCCAGTACGATTGATTTAATCCGTTGGTTTAAGTAAAATTACTTTTTGCCACCGAAGGTTGTGCGAGATTGCCTATCAATATTGATTGGCATACTCTTATGCTCTTCCCTCATTAAATCACTTTCAATAGCCTCGTCCTGACCTTCAGATTGTTTCCTAAAATATTCAGTTCTCGACTTTGCGATTTCTTCGGGCACCCTTGCGAGTACAAGGCCACCTACCCCAATCACTCCTGCGTATTTACCATCAGTGACTACGGGAAAATCAGAATCTTTATATTGATCGGCTCTCACCAATTCATAACCAGATCTTAATCTTCCAGAGATATTTTTAGTGTCCTGAAACCCTAAACTCTCTGCTCGTATCCATCTGTGTCGGAATCCATCCGGCGCAGTCGGTGCATCTAGAGAAGATGGAGGAGCCCACTCTTTTGGTCTATCAGTATTTGACCGAGTTTGGCTCGCACGTGAAGTTACTTTTTTATCGTTTTCATTTGTCATATGCTTATGCTCCTTCCGTGAGTTTTAATTGTTTTGCATAGTCTTCTAGTGGCACACCTAATTTTTTAGCTATTGCTACCTGTGAAGATGTGAGTCTCACAGTTTTGCGACCAGATTTTACACTTCTATTAGCTGAAGCGACCGACTGAACGGGCTTGGCCGTTTGTTTAGTTTCATTATTACCAAATTTGTGCGGAAAGTCAACTTTAATTCTATTGTCAACTTCTGCATAGTATTCGGTAGATTGAGGGTCAAAACCTTCACTTACAAGATCTTTATGGATCTCAAAAGCTGTATAAGTCATAGCTTTATCTTGTCCAAACCAAGTATTTCTAGTTGCCCAGTTCTCTGCTTGAGGATCTGGCGAAGGAATATCTTGTACCTGTTGTTGAAGTGGTTGAGGTATATTTACAGGTTGCTGTATAATAGGTTGCTGTTCTTTTATTTGTTCTAATTTTGCATTTTCAAATGCAAGTGTAGCAATCCTTTTATTAGCCTCAACTTGAGCCGCCGCATCCCCAGCTTCAATAGACATTGCAAGTTCTTTTTGCGCTGAATCCATCCCTAGTTTTACATTGTCCTCAAATTTTTTAGTATAAGCAGAATCAACTTGTTGAAATCTTTCGTTATCAACTTGTCTCTTTTGTTCTACCGCTCTGGCATATTCTACAGCTGCTTGTTCTCTACGTTCTGCTTCTCTCATCTTACGAGTAAGTTTTGCAATACGTGATTGAACACCTTGACTATAGTCCTCTAATTTTTCATCATCTTTTTTTTCTGTTTCAACTTTTATAGTTTCTTCTTTTGCTGTTTCCTGTTCTGTGGGTGCTGTTTCCTGTGTTGTTTCTTCTGGTAAATTAACTTCGGTCTCTGGACCTGAAGTATCTATATCTACCATCTGTTCATCTTTTTTTATTGTATTTGTTTCTGGCATAGTGTCCTTCCTATGTTAATATTTGTGGAGGATATCTTTTGGATCCTCTACGGTTGCTAAAACTTCATCTTCATTTAGAAGACGTACTTCTCCGCCATCAATCTCAATACGAGATCCTGCGTAACGAGCAAAGACTACCCAATCCCCAACCTTGCACCATGGACCATTTGGATATCTATCTTTATCCACATAACAAGCATCTCCCATCGCAAGTACGTTTCCGCATTGTGATGCTACTTGTTGTCGATCTACAGTTTCACCACCTAGTAAGATTCCGCCTTTTGTTTTCTCATTCATTCTGAATGGTAAAACAAGCATCCTCCAACCGGTAGGTTGTGGTAATTTTGTTTTTTCTTTTTTTGGTTCTGATTTTTTTACACCAACTAAATTTTTAGTCGGTACTGCTATCCTTGGACTTGTGGAGCCCAATATCGATGACTGTTCCTTCATTTTTCTCCTCTGAGTTAAGCAGGCCTGAAAGTTCCTGACGCATTGATTCCAATGCATTGATTTGTCCTAAGATATATCTGTATTTTTCCATGCTGTCAACTCCAGTAGTTATAACATTAGTTAAATTTTCTAACTGGGATTCGAGCGCTCTTTGTAATTTATATAATGCGTTTTCTGGGCTCATTAACAATTCCATTTTCTAAGTGATTTAGATAATCTATCATCACCTGTATTGTTGCTTGGTTTTTGTCTTTTTCTCATACCTTTCATTCTTGCACAAAATGAAGTTCTACGTTTAGCATCTTTAGAACCTGCTTTTAATTTAGAAGGTTTAGTTGTGACTGCTGTTTTAAGTTTTGATCCTGGATTAGCTGCTCTGTAAGATGCAACACCTTTTTTATTTAATCCACCAGATTTAGACTTGCCTTCTTTTCTCTGCCATGCTGCAGTTCTAGCCATTACGCTTTTTTAGTTGGCTTCTTTGCTGTCTTTGCTGATGCTTTTAAAGCTTTGTCTGTAACAGAACCTTTACCAGGTTTGCTTTTACCAGATTTTTTTGCTTTGTTCATATAATAGTAAAGACCTTTTTTAACAGTTCTACCATCTTTAGTAACATGTGTATCGGCTCCACCGCCTTTACCGAATTCTTTTCTCATCATTCCGCCACCCATAGCCATTGTTCTTTTTTTGCCTTTTGTTGCACCGGCAATTCTATCTGCTTGTGTTGCGTTTGGGTTTTTGTCTATACCAGCTTTTACACTTAACATTCCAAAGTCTGATCCACCACCTTTAACTTTTTTTTTAACGTCTTTACCTGTTTTATAACTCATTCTCATATTATTTTTTCTCCAATACTTTTTTAAACATTTTACTTATTACTTTAGTATTATCTTTTATAATTTGTTTTTTTTTATCCGATTCTTTTACAGCTTTTCCTACAGGAGCAAATGTAAATTTTTTGCCTCTAAATTTTGGGTTTGCCGCTTCAAATTTAGTTTGTCCTAATTTTGCACTAGAGGCTTTTTCTTTCTGTATTGCTTTAGCTAGTTTACTTTTAGCTGTACCTAAAGTTGTTGTGTTAACTTTTGGTTTTACCGAACTTATAACTTTATCCATTAAAAATTTTCTAAAAGACATTATCTACCTACCTTTTTTAATTATTTTTTTTAATACTTTAGCTTGACCTGCATGTAACTTAGATGCTTTTTTCAAACCTTTAATTACTTTTTTAACTTTTGTTTTGTTATTTTTATCCATTATTTTTTAATTCCGTTGTTTCTAAATATTTGTGTACCCTTTATACCAAATATACTAGCGCATACAAGCACCCATAAATTAGTAAACCATTTAGGTAACGCTTGGAAATGCTCAAAAAATACTTTTATCTTGTCCATAGCCTGTGGATCATCTGACCAAACCCCATATGCAAGGACAATTATGGGAAGTGTCAAAATTGCAAGAACTACCTCGTCCTTGTAATCGTTTTGTCTAGCTTCTAAAAGTTTGCCGCTAAATGCTAATTCACCTGTGGCCATTTTAGATGCATGTTGAGCTTGTGCATCAGCCATAAGCATTTTAGTTTCCTGTTTCTTTTTGTAAATATGCGTTCCAGCGTTTAACGCTAGTTTAATTGCACCTAACCACATGAATTAAATCCAAGTTACGGGTTTTTGTTTTCTAGCAGCGCCAGAACCTGCAACTTCTTGCTTGTTTCCTGTGCTTATAAAGTTTTTTCCTCTAAAACTAGTTAAAGATCTTGGATCAACAATTTTTTTGCCATCTTCCATTTTAACTTTTTTAGATTTTTTATAATTCATCATAATAATGTCCTTTTATCTGTTTGGTTTCATGTTTGCAAGCTCAAATCTTGCATCATTTGCTATTTCTTGTTTTTCAAGCGATGTATCAGCTCTTAATTCTGCTAATTCTTCGTTCTGTTCCATTTTTTGCTGTCCTGATTCTCTTGCTTGGAGTAATTTTGCTCTATCTAACTCTTGTTTAGCAGTCGATTCTTCTTGTTTACGTTGGTTCTCCATTGCTTGTAAATCAACCTCTCTAGATTTTAATTTTAATAAAGGATCTGAATCAAACTGTGATGTAATTTCTTTTTCTTCCTTCATGAAGTCGCCTGTCATCTCTGCAATCAATACAGCTTTTCTTGCTTCGATACCTTGAGTCATTTCATCCATTTGTTGTTTTGCTTGTGGATTAACTGCAGCTTGTTGTGCAAGTTCTTGCATTTCTTGCATTTGTTCTCTGTATTCTAATTGCACCTGTTCAGTTGCCATCAATGAAATATGTTCTAAAATATTTTTTTGTATTGATGCCATAACTGTTGGATTGTTTCTAACTAAATTAAGTGACATAAAATTTAAATGAGCCGTAACGTGTGCTCTATGATCTTGTCCTGGAAATGCTTGAAATTTTTTTCCGCCTAATGCATCTATATGTTCAAGACTTGGATCTTTAGGTTGAGTTGGAGGTGGGGGCGGTAAAATTCTATCTATGTCTTTTATACCTAAAGCCTCATACATTTTTCTGTATGCCATATATAAATTATGAATCTGTGGACTTGCCATTGCAAGTTGTAATCCAGTTTGAGCTAAAGATATTCTTTGACTCATTGAAAATATGTTTGGATCTGCAACAGGTAATACATCAACTTTGTCGTCAAAATCTGTAACTTTAACATTCTTCTGTCCACCCACAACATCGTAGGGATATTCAGGAGGTAAGTATGTAGCAAATACTTTTGACAACAACTTAAACTCTGATTTTAATCCCACGTATAATCTTTTGTGGATTGCTGACATCACTCTAGAACCACGTTCTAAAAGAGCTACAGTCGTACCAACAGCCGCCTGTTGGTTCCCGTCACCGACTTGCATGTCAGCAATTGACGCGAATCTTTGTCCTGCTTGAACAACTATTCCCATCAACTGTAATAATGTAGCTGAAGGTTCTTTGTATGGAAGGAATACGAAAGCATCTTTTAGATTACCACCTGGTGTATCAACATCTTTGAATTCACCTGGTTGTATTGGTGTAGCATCGTCTTTGACCCTAACACCTCTTTGTTTAAATCCTGCTGGTAAGTTTGATAATGTTCCTGCGTCCAACAACTGACGGAGAGCCGCCGTTGCCGTACGACTTAATCCGCCAATCATATGAATTAATCCAAAACCATAAAACCCTAGTCCTGGCAGAAATTTAAAGTGGACGAAATATTGGATCTTAGTTTTTAATGGATCATTGGGCGCAAAGTTTCGTCTTACAGACAAAACCTTTTGACTACCTTCTTCGATTGTAACGACATAAGGTAATTTTATTTCTGTTGGTTCTCCATCTTCTCCAACGTCTTCGAAACCTTCTAAATCTAAATTAACATGACACTCTAATAACGTGTAAAGTTTTTCTCCTCTTGCTGTTTTAGAAACACCTTCAATCTCACGTTCTTTGTCTGTTACTTTATCTGCATCTGTAACATCAGATGGTTCTGATAATTCTATGTCTGTGTAAAAACCATTTACTTGTTGTTTTCGTAAATCATTTTCAGAAATTTTAATTACATGAATAACAGATTCCGCATCGTCTAATGAGGTAGCCGTATACGGAACAACAAGGTCATCCGCAGGGATAAACTTAGATACAGCTCTCCCTAATAAATCGTCATAGTAAACTTTTTTAAATGTTGAACCTGCTAAAGGTAAATGAAATAACATTTGATCAAATTCTGGCTCATACTCTTTCATTTGATCCATCAACTGATAGTTCATAAAATCTTTTACTCTTTGAGCTTGTTGCTCTTTAACTGGACTCGAGACACCTAACATTTGTGTTCTAACGGGTCCATCTGATGGTAATAATTCTTTGTAAGCTAGTGCTTGAAACTGTGTTACAGCTTCTGCTAATACGGGGTGAGTTGCACCTGACGCTCCTTGAAAAGGTTCGTTTCTGTTATTGTATTTAAATCCTAAAAGGTCAAGACCATTGATATAAGAACTTTCCCAATCTTTTCTTGATGTTTTATAATCTTGATAGTTACTTCTAAGGTCTGATCCAATTGGATCTAGAGTTGTCTCCGGTAATATATCTGCAAGGTTATCGAAATGTGATTCAGAACCTAATTGGTTCACGGCACCCGGATCAAAATTAATAGTTGCACCACCATCTTCTTCTGGTGTTACTTCTACGGGTTGTTGCTCTGTTTGTTCCGTAACATCGACTTCTTGCTCCTGCCCAGGAACTTCTAATTCAGTACGAGTGTTCGGGAGTCCTTTATCTATATCTGCCATTTATTCTCCGTTATCGTTTCTTACCATTATTTCTTAAAGAAAACAAGCCTTGAGAAAGAGGACCGCCTGTCGGCGCTGGTCCTGATTTATCTCTACCCGATAATCCTGCTATACCGCCGCCTGCAAATCCAAGTGTTGTTGGATACTGGCCCATGTAATTTAATACGTCAGGGTTTTGCATTGCTTCTCTTTTTTTTTCTAACATTAAATCACTTATTCTTGCATTTCTGTTAAAATCACCTTTTCTACTTTGAAAAATATTATCTACAGATCTTAGTTGTGCAAGTTCATTTCTTCTTAATCCTTCTGCCAATGCTTTTTGCGCTCCTTCTTGATCTGCTGTAAAATTTGTATCACCTCTATAAAACTCTCTTAAATTTGTTCTAGCATCATCTTCTTGTTTTTTAAATTCATCAGTTCTGTTTGGAAGATAATCTATACTAGGATCATTTGACATTTCATCTAATTGACCTTGTTTAGCATCTTTAATTTTATTTAACAGGCTATTTCCATAAATAATTCTGTCAGATTGTGATTCAAGATTTCCTATTTTACCCATCTGTTCCGAGGTCATACCTTCTTCAATCATTCTTTTGTTTCTCTCTTTTTTTTCATTAACTTTAGTTTTATCACCTAATAAATAATTAAATGCACTATCACCGATTGCTTCCTTAAATGATTTACCTTTTGATAACACATCATACCCAACATATGCTGCTTGTTCTGCTGCAATAAAACCTACCGCTGCTGGTCCTATCAATGCTCTTAGTGAAGTTATGTCTTTTAAACTTTTACCAGCTTTTAATATAGCAGTTGCTAACATAGCCTGCTCTCCTTTTTTAAATCCAATTTTTAAACCCTCTGCTAATATTTTTTTACCTTTAATTGCACATGAAGTACCTTCTCCAAACATAATTCTACCACCAGCAGATTTACCACAACCTAGTTTTTCTAATTGAGATAATATTTGTTTTTGATTTATATTTTTTCCAGCTGTTGCATCTGTTTTAATTTGTTTTCTTAATATAGATGCTTGATCTTTAGTTAAATCATTTAAAGGTATTGCTCCGGTTGTTGTTTTAGTTCCACCAATTTTTTCAACCCTAACTTTATCATCTAAAGGGAAACCATACTCATCTGTTCTTGCATAAAATTTATTAAAACCAATTAAATTTTTATATTCTTTTGGTAAATCTTTAACAGCTTTTTTTACAATTGATTCTGCATTATTGTTTAGTTCATCAACACGTTTTAAATAATCTAAAGCCTTGCCTTCTTGTTTTGATTGCATAGCTTCAAATGAGTATGTTATATTGTCTGAAATAGCATCCGCTATTGCATTTAAAGGTTTATTATAAGGCGCTATTTTAGAATTCATTTTTTTATTAATTACTGCAATATCATCAGTAGTTAAAGGTACTTCACCTCCAATTTGTCTAATGTGGTGAAAAGGAAAATCATCTGTTCCGCCAGCAGTAAAATCTGCTGTTTTTTTTAATCTTTTTTTTCTTTTAATTTGAAATTCTTTGGGATCTCCTTCTTGGTATTGTAAGTCTAATTCTTGTTGTAAAACTCTATTAGTTCTTTCTACGGATGAAATTGTTGAAGTATTAATTTTTCCAAAATATTTTTTAGCTAATTTTTCGTTAGACAATCCGGATTTACCTGCTTTAGTTCCTGATCTTTTTTGTTTAAAATCTTTTATGTAGTTATTTTTTACTTCATCATTAGGCCATCGCACGCTTGTGTAATCTCTAGTGTTGCCTCCTAATTTTCTTAATTTAGAAACAGGAGTGGGAACATCAACTGGAGTTTCTAATATTTTAGCTTTTGTTTTATCTTGAACTAGTTTAAAAGCTTCTTTTTTTCCCAATGTTTTTATTTTAGGATATTCTTTTAAAATTGTATAAACATGTTTTCTAGCAACATCAAATTTTTTTGAAAGTGCCATTGGCTGTACTTTAGTTTTTGGGTCTAAAGTAGATAAATATTTTCTTAGTTTTGTTGTTGACTCTTTACCACTATACCCGGGCCGTGATCCATCAATATTGGGCTGTACTAACTGGCCATCAGCGTACATGTTCCGTGATTCTTGGACCATGGGCCTTGGTTCATCGCCATAGATAATTTCTAACTGTTTTATTCTGTCTAATATATCCATTACTCGCCTAGCATGGCAGCTAGTCCGCCTGTTGCATTTGATTTTCTATTTTTAGGAGGATCAAAGTTCATAAGTTCAGTTTTTTGTTTAAGGTCTTTTTGTTTAAATTTGTTTACTGCTTTATCCATATCAGTGCCTAAATCAAATGTAGCTAGTTCTTCTATTTCATCTACACTCATTAATCTTTTATCTCCACTCATTTCTGCGTCTTCTAATT